GACTGGCTGGAGGAAAATTGTTACTACTTCGCGCGCATTCTCAAAATGCGGTTTAAGGGAGAAATTTGGTATGACCTTGTAGAAGGACATTTCCTTTTCCGCACCTTTGATAAGTTTTACGATTGGTCTGGTTGGCGCGAAGAATATGATTTAAGTGAACCATCTTCTGTAGATAATTTGGTTAAGTGGTCAGATTATAAGCGAGTAGACCCGGTGCATTACGACAGAATTGTGAGGGACGTTATAGAATGAGTAGATTTTTGAAGAATATTAAGGATTTGGAAGCGTTTAGGGCGGCAGTTGCCCAATGTAAAGGCGATGTAATTCTACGCAAGAATGATGGTTCAGAGGAATTTAATATGAAGTCTGAACTTTCCGCGTTTATTGCTTGGGGAAAGTTAGCAGATACACATGGAGATCAGTATGAGGTTTTTTGTATGAATCCTGCTGATGAAGGGAATCTGTTAAAGTATTTCTTTGAGAGATAAGTTAATATATGTTAAAAATACGTCCGCGTTTGCGGGCGTATTTTTGTATGGGGTGAGGAAATGGGAAATTCAATAAAAAAAATTTTAAACCCTAATAAATATTTTAATGATACTAATAATAAATTTTATGATTTTACAATTGCTCCTGGAACACGATTCTTTTTTTTTAAATCTTTAATTGAAAAAGCGCAAGTTAGTAAAGGAGCCGCTAGAGTTTTAAATCGAGCCTATGATGTAATTAATTTTAATGGAAAAAATTCTAATACTAATGAAAACGATTTTTTAGCAGCAACGCAAGCAAGCATTCAATTATTATATAATTTATATCAATTTGAATTAAATAATGAAATAAATTTATTTAATGAAAAAATTGTTCCTTTATTAAATGATGAATATTCTGAATATAAAGATTGCTATACTACAAATAAGGTAGATTATACCAAATTTATGACATTATTAAAAAAACTTGAAGCTGATGAGCATGAAGCTTTTCAATTATTAAAGAATATGCAAACAACCATGCACAACTTTAATAATAACGCAAATGAATATATAGAATACAATAATATTTTATCAGAAACTGAAATATTACAACAAAGAAGAGATATAGTAATAAATGGACGTCAAACCAATAAAAAAACTATTAGCCATTTAGCTAACTCTATGGCGGATGCTTTAAATGATTATGTGACGAGAAATGACTTATCTGATATTTCACAAAAATCTTATGATTTTATACGACAAAATGTTATAAGTATGCTATTATCTAATCAAACAGTTAGACAATTATCTATTACAGAAGAAAATGCTTTAATTAGTAATTTATTTTCTAAATTAAAAGCAATTGCTACTGAGACTAAAAAAAAAGATGATGATACTTATGAACAGTTAATTGTAAATTTAAAACAAGTATTAGAAGAAATAGAAAAAGACCAAGATAAAAAAACACAAATTATTAATCAATTATTAAATTATAGTAAACAACTAATAAATGCAGGCGATTTACTACAAGTCCAAGGATTACAAATGGAAAGATTAATAAATAGATTAACATCTTCTGCTTTTACACAAGCACAAGACCGTATTTTTGGTTTTAATAAAAATATCCGTAAAAAAATTTCTCAATTAAATCCAGAAGATAAAGAATTAAAAAATTTGATTAATAATCCAATAATTCATATTAAAGATGAAAAAGGTAATATCATTGCACATGAAAAATTTAATATTTTAAAAAAGGAGCATTTACAATTTTATATTCGTCATCTTAAAAATGCCTTCGCACCCGATGAGGATATTTCAACTGATGAATTAATTAAAAAAATTGACACACTATTAAAAAGTCACAAACAACGTAAAGAAATTTTAACCATTCAAACAGAAGGTCGTTCTGCCAATTTTCTTAGTTTTTTATCTGATGCAGTTGTATCACATCTTGATGGATGGTTAAATGGTAAAAACGATGCAACTTTTTATACTTATGGAAAAGCACTATATGATAGAAATAAATTATCTCCAGCTACAATAAAAACAATTGATGATGCATTAACCACTATTTTAGAACAAACAGATACACAATTTAATCAAAGATATACTATTTTATTACAACAAAATAATAGAAAAAGTAATAGTTTTAATGCTAGATTACAATTACAAGCAGTTAATGATAGTGAAGACACTACATTATCACAAATTCAACAAGAATTACAAAAACATCAATTAAAGCTTCACTCAGCTCGGGATATTTTTCAAATTGATTCCTCAGTTAAATTCGCTGAAACATTTATTAATAAAGAGGGGTTTCATGGAGGTAGTTTAGGTGCTGATGTAGAAGAACAAATTGATAATATAAATTTTATGTTGGAAACTGGAGGCATCACCCCAATTGATGCGCGGTTTCTTTTATCGGCAGTTTTAAATGCTGGAGAAGGTATGATCGGTGCTAATCAACGTCCCGCTTTGGAAAATTATTTTTCTACAATTGCTTCTATGTTAATGTTTCGCACTGGTGGAAAATTAATAGAACAATGGTATTTACAAGCTAAAACCGGTTATAAAGTAGGCACAAGTAAAATTCATATTTATACATTCAATACCGTTTATGTGCCAGAATCTTTTCTTTTATTAAAAACATATGAAGCTTTAAATAAATGTAATAATTTATTAACTGAATCATTAAGTAATAATGGTTCAAAAGCTTTTATATATAATCCAGTTTCTGAAGCGGATAAAGTAATGATTAATTTTTACTCTCAAACAAAAGAAACTGATCTTATAATTCCTAGCTGGGAAGAAACCAGCAAAGAAAATTATCCTAAAGTAAAAATAGAAATGGCCCTAATGGGAGGTTTTTTAGATATGTTAGATGATATAATTAAAAACTTTAATTCATCTATGTCTTAATAATTAATATATCACTTTAAAATTCTTTATAAGAGGTGACACCCAATGGGAACGCAAGCCCAACAAATTTGGGAGTGGATAGGTAAAAACCTTTGGCAAATACTAGTCTTTGGTTCTCTGTTCATTCAAATATCTCCAATTAAAATCAATCCTTGGTCTGCCATATTTAAATGGATTGGCAAAATGATTGTAGGCGAGGCTTGCGGCAAAATAGATGATCTAGTAAAAAAAATTAACGGCCTTGAAGCCGAAGTCAAAGAAAATGAAAAAGACCGTATTCGCTGGGAGATTCTTGATTTTGCCAATTCTTGCCATAACGGTAGAAAACATACTCGCGATGAATATAGGCATATAGATAAATTAAATCGTAAATATATTCGCCTATTAGAACAAACTCACGACAGTAACGGCGAGTTTGAAGCCGAATATCAATATATCCAAGAACTATATGCCGAAAGAATTAGAAAGAATGATTTTTTAGAAAACAGGGAAGGTGTTTCAGATGACTAACTTTAAAAAATGGATCGCGGCCGCAGGGGTCCGCGCAATTAAAACCGTTGCTCAAACAGCAGTAGCAACAATAGGAACAAGCGCAGTAATTTCTGAAGTTAATTGGGCAATAGTTGCTTCTGCTTCTGTATTAGCTGGTATTCTTAGTTTACTAACCAGTATTGCTGGACTACCAGAACTCGAAGTCGAGGAAGAGGCATAATGCCTCTTTCTTGACTTTTTTTTTATTTTATAGTATAATAATAGAAAGAAGATAAGGAGGATATTCTGTGGAAAGACGAAGTAAAGAAAAGCTAATACCACTCGAAATTTATACTGATGGTTCACTAAAAAGAATGGGACAACAATCTACTTTTGGCGGCTGGGCATTTTATGCTTTGCGCGAAGGAAACGACTTTTATCACAAGTCAGGTAGTGTACCTATGACAACCAACCAACGTATGGAATTAATGGCTATTCTTGAAGCATTAAAGTATGCCCAGAGTGTCCGACAAAAGGGAGAAAAAGTAATTATTTATAGTGACTCTGCTTACGCAATTAATTGTTATGTTCAAGAGTGGTATAATAATTGGCGCACAAATGGCTGGCAAAACTCTAAAAAGCAGCCAGTAGCAAATCAAGACTTGTGGATGGCTATTGTTCCATTCTTTGATAATTTTTGGTATGATTTTCGTAAGGTAGAAGGGCATACTGGCGTATATTGGAATGAACAATGCGATAAACTCGCGCAATTAGAAGCAGAAACACTAAAAATACATTGGCGAGGTTAATATGTTAGATTATAGTATTTATGAAGTAACTCGCGGCGATTATAAAGGGTTTGTTCAACAACTTAAACCAGAATGCCGTGAAGTAAAAGTTGAAGAAATAGGTACCACTCATACTGCTACCAAAATTTATAGTAAAAAAACTGGAAAATGTCTATGTAGTCGTATCTCTTATACGGCTAACTATGGAGAAAAGGAACCAGAAAAATATTATATTTTTGAAATGCCCGATGATGATGAGAGAGGACCTGCTGTTCCATTTGTTAATCTACAATTGGAAACCAAGGAAGAAGTTCAAGCATTTTTTGACTTCCTAGCACAACAAAATAAGGAGAAAAATAATGATTGAAATATTTGAAGATATACCAGT